TGGTAGCACTCCAAGCGCTGGAACTTCTGGGCAAATATTAACATCCGCTGGGTCGGGAGCAGCCCCAACATGGTCTACACCTAGCGGCACATCTAAAGCACAAGCAATTGCTTTCTCTATGATATTGGGACTATAAAATGGCAAATCCAAACATCGCCGCGTTAACTACGCTTACTGGCAATACTACTTACTTCACGCCTACTGGTACTACAGCGGTGGTCTTGTTACCTAATGCTGCTGCAAGTAACAACGTGTTTCGGATTAACCAGATTGTTGTGGCTAACGTAACAGGAACTGCTGCAACTGCTACTGTGTCTATATACTCTAATGGCTCTGTAGCCCAAGGCTCTGCGCCTTCTGGCGGCACAGCATTTCCAATCGCAAACGCTATTTCAGTACCAGCAGGTGCTTCATTGATTGTGGTTGATAAAACAACCGCTATTTATTTAAATGAAGCCACATCTATTACCATTACATCAGGAACTGGAAGCGCCCTAACCTACAGCATCTCTTACGAACTTATTTCTTAATAGGAATAACGGTGAGCAGACGTTACCTTGGCGGCTTCATAACTGCTACTTACAATCCACTGCAACCTACAATTGACTACCTAGTAGTAGCTGGCGGAGGCGGTGGTGCTGCAGTTATTGGTGGTGGTGGCGGTGCTGGTGGTCTATTAACTGGAAGTTTGATTGCGTCTAAAGGGGCAACCTATACCGTTACAGTAGGTGCTGGTGGAAATGGAAACACAACTACTAGCGGAACAGCTAATAACGGAAGTCCTGGAAGCAACTCTGTATTTTCAACTATAACTGCAACAGGTGGAGGCGGTGGCGGATCTGGTGCGGGCGCTGCCGCTAATGGTAATTTTGGTGGCTCTGGAGGCGGAAGCTCTGGAGGAGGAACTGGAGGCACTGGAACAGCAGGTCAAGGAAACAACGGAGGAGGAAGCGCTGGGTCTGGAAATTATGGCGCTGGCGGTGGTGGTGGCGCATCTGCTGTAGGAGGCACTGGAACAACAACCGTTGCGGGTAACGGTGGTGCTGGTACAGCATCGTCCATAACAGGTTCTTCAGTTACTTACGCTGGCGGCGGTGGTGGCGGAACTTACAATGGTGGAACTGCTGGCACAGGTGGTGCTGGTGGTGGAGCTAATGGTTCTGCAACAGACTCAACCCCTTCAAATGCAACAGCAAACACAGGTGGCGGCGGTGGCGGCGGTGGTGCAGTTGATCCAAGTCCATTTGGACAGGGAAGTAATGGCGGATCAGGCGTAGTTATTATTCGTTGTGCCTTACCAGCTGCATCTACAACAGGCTCCCCTACAACAACCACAGTTGACGGGCAAACAGTTTACACATTCACATCTTCTGGATCTATTACGTTCTAATCATGGCAACTCAATACTCCGGATCATTCACACTATCCCAACAGATGCAAGCAATCTTTGCTGGCAACTGGACAGGTCTTGTCACAGCTAATTATCTAGTGGTTGCTGGAGGCGGCGGTGGTGGTGGGCAACTTGGCGGTGGCGGTGGCGCTGGTGGATTTTTAACTGGTACAACTTCAATCAATATAGCCGCAACATATACCATTACTGTAGGCACTGGAGGTAGCGGCGGATCATCTGGCGGCGGCGCAGGATCAAACGGATCAAATTCAGTATTCAGTTCAATTACTGCAACTGGCGGTGGTGGCGGGGCATCGTTATCACCTACACCCCGTGACGGCGCAAGTGGTGGATCGGGTGGCGGCGGCGGATATAACGGAATTGGTGGAGCAGGAAATACGCCAGCCACATCTCCTTCGCAAGGAAATAGCGGTGGTTCGGGTGGTGTTTCAAGTCCTAATTTTGGTTGTGGTGGCGGTGGTGGCGCTGGAGCCGTAGGTGCTAATGGAACTTCTACTGCTGGTGGTAATGGTGGCGCAGGTGCAGCCTCTTCAATCACAGGATCTTCAGTAACGTATGCAGGTGGTGGCGGTGGAGCTACTGAAGCTGGCGGTACTTTGGGTACAGGCGGTGCTGGCGGTGGTGGTAATGCTGTCTTAAATGCAAACGGAACTAACGGTACAGCAAACAGAGGCGGTGGTGGTGGCGGTGGTTATTTCTCTGGTTCTGTTGGATACACTGGTGGCGCTGGTGGTTCAGGCATAGTTATTATTTCTTACCCAGGATCACAACAATTTGTTGGCGGTACAGTCACAACTTCTGGTGGTAACACCATTCATACATTTACATCATCTGGCTCGTTAGGCCCATTTACACCTATTTCCGTATCTTATTTAGTGGTTGCCGGTGGCGGCGGTGCTGGCGGAAGTAGATGGGATAGTGTAGCTACTGGTGGCGGTGGCGCTGGTGGTTTATTAACAGGCACAGCTTCTATAGCTCCCGGTACTACATATACAGTCACTGTAGGTGCTGGTGGCGCTGGCGGATCGGGTCTGACTGGCCCTGGATCTGTAGGTGCAAATTCTGTTTTTGGGTCAATAACAGCAACAGGCGGCGGTGCAAGCGATTCATCACAAGGCTCTTCAACAGCAACAAAAAATGGTGGTTCTGGGGCTGGAGCAAGAGGCACTTTTGCTGGCAGCAATAATTTTGGCACAGGTACTTCTGGGCAAGGTAATAACGGCGGTTCATCTTCACAAAGAGGCACTGGGGGTGGCGGCGGCGGTGCAGGAGCTGCTGGTCAAAATGCACCAAGTGACACGCAAGGCGGCAATGGAGGTAATGGTTCAGCTTCATCTATCTCCGGTTCTTCAGTAACTTATGCTGGCGGCGGCGGTGGTGGAACTTATGAAGGTACAGGCGGTACGGGCGGTTCTGGCGGCGGTGGTAACGGTAAAGGCACTGCAGCAGATGGCGATTCTGGTACAGCAAACAGAGGCGGCGGCGGTGGCGCAAGCGGGGGTAGCGGCGCAACTCCAACAACTGGCGTAGGTGGTAGCGGTGGTTCAGGTGTAGTTATCATCTCATCTCCAGTAGCAGCCACTTCAACTACAGGATCGCCAACAGTTACCACATCGGGCGGCAACACCATATATACATTTACCTCATCTGGTTCAATTACGTTCTAGAGATTAGCTATGTCTATTGCCATTTACACAATAACCAATAAGAATAACAACAAACAGTATGTTGGTATATCTAGCAACCTAAACGTTCGCTGGAATGCTCACCTTAAAACTGATGGATTTTGCCCAGCTTTACATTCAGCAATTAAAAAACATGGTAAAGATTCCTTTATATTTACACATTTTGCAAACGCATTTACTTGGGAAAATGCTTGTTTTTTGGAGAGTCACCTTATAAAAGAGCTAAATACAAAAGCTCCAAATGGGTATAATCTTACTTATGGCGGGGATGGGACATTGGGTTTTAAGCATACAAAAGAAGAGTGCAAAAGAAGAAGTGAACGGTGTCCTACTAGGGATCCAAAAATTGCAAAAATAGTTGCAGATAAGTTGCGTGGTAGAAAAAGACCAAATCTCGCTGGTAAAAACAACAAAATGTATGGCAGGACAGGATCAAATTCTCACGTTTTAAAACACATTATTGTTGCAACCAATATAGATACAAAGCAAGATACTGTTTTAATTGGTGCAAAAAACATATCGGAACAAGGATTTAATAGGGCGCATGTGTATGCCTGTGCAAAAGGCAATCGTAAAACCCACTTAAATCATACATTTAAATTTAAGGAGAGCTATTTTGAGCCACTTTGCTAAAGTTGAAAATAATATCGTTGTTCAGGTTATTGTAGCTGAGCAAGATGTAATTGATACGGGATTGTTCGGAGACCCTAAGTCATTCATCCAAACCTCGTACAACACCCGCAACGGCGTACATCTTCTAGGCGGCACACCACTACGCAAAAACTTTGCTGGTATTGGATATACATACGATCCCGTAGCGGATGAGTTTAATCCACCATCTGAAACGGTAAGCCAGCCAGTTAATGACGTAATCACTATTACCGAGCCTGTTATTGAGGTTATAGAGCCAACTCCAACCGCGTCAGATACAGTCGTAATTTCTGCTCCTACGGCGTTTGAAACCATCTCAACTGCAACCGCATCA